ATGGACTTCTTATTTGTATGGCAAGTATAGATGAAGTTGTTCATACTATCAAAGAAAGTAAGTCTGCGGCTACTGCTTCAGTAGAATTACAGAAGAAATTCTTACTTGATGAAGCGCAAGCAAAAGCCGTTCTTGATATGAAACTCAGCAGGTTAGCTCATTTAGAAGTAGAAAAACTTGAAAACGAGCGCGCTGAACTTGAAAACAAGGCAGAACAAATAGAAAAAATATTAAATTCTACTGAATTATTACATAATGAAATCAAAAAAGGTTGGGCAGAAATCGCTAAAAAATATGGTGATGCGCGCCGCACCAAGATTCTTGATTTAAAAGCAGAAGCAGAAGAGCCTATTGAAATCAAAAAATTACAAGTAAGTTTGACTAATCATAATAACATTTTAGTTACAGAAACCTCCACTCTTTATACTCAAAAACGTGGTGGTGTAGGTAATAAAGTAAAACTTGAAGGTGGGGAAGCAATTATTGATTCGCGCACTGTCGATTCGAATGAAGAAATTCTTTTCTTTACTAATAGTGGTAATGTCTATCATTGCCCAGCACATACCTTCCCTATTGGAGAAAAAACTTCTCTATTCAATCAATTATCATTAAAAGAATGGGAAAAAATATGCGCCATCACTGCAAATACAAAGATTCCCACAGAAAAATATATCATCTTTATCACAAAACAAGGCTACATCAAGAAGACAGAATTAAGTGAATATAACACAAATCGTAAGATAGGATTGCGCGCTATCAATTTAAATGAAGGTGATGAAATAATTGATGTGGTTTTTGGAAATACTCCAAATATCGGAATTCTTACAGAACTTGGAAATTTCTTAATCATTTCTACCGCTGATGTCCGAGCGACTGGAAGAACCACTCAAGGCGTACACGGCGCAAAGCTCAATGATGGAGATAATGTTATTGCGGCTCATGCAATTCCAGAAGATACAAAATTTATTGTATCAATCTCTGGTTGTGGACTATTCAAACGAACCAACTACTCCGAGTTCTCAATCCAAGGGAAAAATACAAAAGGTTCTAAACTTCAAAAATTAAATGATGGTGATTGGATGGCAGACTTCCTACCTTTATCTACAGAGTCGGATATTCTTATCACTGCTACTCGTTCGAGCATCAAACTTACTTTTAATGATATACCAATTTTTAGCAAAGGTGCTCTTGGCAATAAGTCCATAAAACTGAATGCTCAGGATAACGTAGCCCGAATTTCAAAATATTGAAATTCTGACCATTAAAATTTGATTATCTCAGAAAACTCTGATATAATATATATAGAAAAGTTAAGAAAGACTTTTCGACAAATTACTACAAGCCACCATAGAGACAGTGGCAAGAATTATAGGAGAAAAAGAATATGAAACTCACAGAAAAATCCGCAGCAGTATTTGATTACATTAAGACAAATGGTGGCAGAGTTACCATCGACGAGATTTGCGCAGCTCTTGACAAGGCTCCTCGTTCTATCAATGCGAACGTAACAGACCTTAGCAAGAAGGGTCTTGTAACTCGTGAGAAGGTTGCTGGCGACGGCGAAGATGCAAAGGAAATCACCTATGCAGTTCTTACTCCCGAAGGCGCAGCTTTTGTTCCCTCTGACGACGAAGAGTAATTAAATTGTAATCATTGAGGGCGAGTTCGCGCTCGCCCTCTTTTTCGCAAACCAGAAAGAACTAAAAATTTTTATTAAACAGAGGAAAAAAATATGTTACAGCAAAAAGATAATACCGTAAAGATTGAAGGAATTCTTAGTGAAATTGATATTAAGACAGGTTCTTTTAAGAAAAATGGTGTAGACACAAACTCAATCGGTGGAGTAATCAAAGTCCGTGTTAATCAAAAGATTAATGGAGTTGATACTGAATTGGAAGTTCCAGTTCATCTCTTTGCCGCTCAGTATACAAATAGTGGTGCGCCCAATCCTGCATATGAATCAATTGCGCGCATTATGAATGATTATGTAAGTATTGCAGCTTCTGATATTGATCACGCAGACAGAATTCGTATTACACGTGGTTCTCTTCAGATGAATGAATACTATGGTCAAGATGGTCGTCTTATTTCCTTCCCTCGTATTACAGCATCTTTTGTCACAAAGATTAAGAAAGATGAGTGCAAGCCTGATGCTTCTTTCACAGTTGTATTTATGGTAGGCAATAAGGGATATGAAACAGACAAAGATGGCGTTGAGACTGACCGTTATAAGATCACTGGTATGGTTCCTCAGTATGGTGGAAAAGTTGATGTAATGCCTTTCTATGCAATTAATAAAGGTGTTATTGATGGCGTTTCTAACTATTGGAATCAGGGTGATACAGTTAAAGCAGCGGGTAAGTTAAACTTCACTTCAAGAACAGAGACTCGTAAAATTGAAGTTGATTTTGGTGAACCTACTGAAGAAACACGTACAATCACTGTTAGTGAGCTTATCATCACTGGTGGTTCGTCAACTCCTCTTGAGGGCGATTTTGCTCTTGATACAGATGATGTAACAGCTGCTCTCGGTGAGAGAAAGGCTCGTCTTGAAGCTCTCAAGGCAAAAAGTGCTTCGAAAGGCAGTGCAGGAAAGGCTCCTGCAGCTGGTAATAAGTTCCAAGATTATGGTTTCTAATATAAGGAGGTAAGCTATGGCTATTGACCTTCTTAACCTTGCACCGACCGCGATTTCTCGTGATCTCAAGGGTAAATATGTCCTAATTTATGGACAGCCAAAATCTGGTAAGACTTCCTTCGCAGCAAAGTTTAAGAAAAATTTGTTATGTGCGTTTGAGATGGGCTATAATGCCATTGATGGCATTTATGCCCAACCCATTCAAAAATGGTCTGACTTTAAGCAAGTACTTCGTCAATTAGAGCAACCAGATATCAAAGCAAAATTTGATACTATTACAATTGATACTGTAAGTATTGCTTATGATTTGTGCGAACAATTTGTCTGCGCGCAGAACAGCGTACAGAAGATTGGTGATATTCCATGGGGCGGTGGCTATGCTCAAGTCAAAGCCGAGTTCGAAGCTTGTTTGAGAAAAATCACAATGCTCGGATATGGATTAATTTTAATCGCACACTCAGAGATTAGAAAGGAAACTGTTAATAACAGCGAACTTGAATTTTATAGTCCTGCGCTGAATAAGCGTTGCTATGAAATTTGTAATAGATTGGTCGACGTAATCGGCTATATCGCAATTGAATGGGATGAACAAGGAAATTCAGAGAGATATCTTTATACAAGACAGACCCCTAGAGTTGTGGCTGGTAGCAGATACAAATACTTGGCGCCAAAGATAAAATTTGGCTATCAAGAATTGGTAGATGCAATCAGTGAGGCAATCGATCAGAGTGAGAAGTTAGATGGCGCAAAAGTCATCAACGAAACACCAGAGATTGCGGAAGAACATCTAGATTATAACGCCCTTATGGCAGAAGCAAGTAATCTTTGGAATACTTTAGTTGTCAAAGATGGCGAAATCAATGAAGAAATGGCTAAGCGTGTAATGAAGCGTGTGGAAATGATTTTCGGACACCCGATGAAAATTTCCGAAATCGCAGAAGACCAAGTTGATTTGCTCAACCTCGTCGTACTTGATATGCGCGACCTCAAAGCGTAATAACAGATTCAATATATATATTAGGAGAGATATCGTTATGGATGTCTCTCCT